AGCAATTTTTAAGCCACGCTCATCTGTCATTGCAGCAATGTCAATCATTGCTTGCTCTAAAGATGTTTCTGACAAGTCTGCAGCAGTAGTTGGTTCGTTTTTAAACGTACCAGCTATGATTGGATGTGCATCTGAACATAGTGCAACTCCATCACCACCAGCAAAAGCATTGTCAAACGCATTGTTTAATACGTTTGCAGCTTTAACTTGCTTAGTGTTTGCCATAGAACGAGCCAGTGCTTTTGTGTAACGCGTAGAGATTTTGTCATACAGGTTATCTTCAATGTTCTCTTCCGTTAGAGCAAATGCTAACGCAATAGTTTCATGTTGATACCTTGCAGTGAAAGTCTCCTGAGCGTTGTCATACACAACTGCAGCACCTTCTGATTTAACAGAGGCGTTCTCGAAACCAGATAACATTACTTCTTCTTCAAAAGCTCTGTCACTGTTTTCAGTGTCGAAAATCTCCGTGTGTTGATTTTCGTAGTTTTTGTACTCAAGTCCAAATAAAGCATTTAGACCTGGCTCTAGCTCTTTTGCTAGTTGTTGTCTTGATATAGCCATTTTTTAAATCCTCCTGCTATTATTTGTAAAGATGTTCATTAATTAGAACTTCGTACAACGTATGTGCTTCGCCAAGAGCGTTTCTGTTAGGGTTTCCTGAAAAACCTATAACAGTACAATTTATGTCTGCTCCTGTACCGAAAGTCGCTGTATTGAGTTCCATTCCTGAAATCCCGGTTGTTGTATTACCTGTGCCTACCGCGATATCAGCTTTTCTTCCGATATCTGTTTGTGCAGAGTTCGTTCCAGATATTCCTTGTAGTTCGAAAACTTGATAAGGGTCATCATAAACGAAAGCTGTACTAGCTTGGCCAGCAGCAGATTGGTTAGTGAAAACGGGTTTACCCGTAGAATCGTCGAAGTTACATCCCCAAAAAACGCCTACGTTGGTTGTGCCAACGCCTGCTTGAGTTAGTACACCACTGTTACCAGCGATTTGTACTGCGTCACCTTGGAATATAGCGTCATTTGTGACTTTATATTCGCCAGCTTTTTGAGATGGTCCACTACCGATTTTTCCAACAGGATTAAAACCCATAGGGGCATCTAAATTTGCCATAGTTTTATCCTCCTTAAAGGTTAGTTGTTAAATCAGCAGATCAAAGATTATTTCTTTGAGCCACCAAAGGTTACACGAGACTGCCTATCTTGATTGATTGGCACTCCTGGGTGCTGGTCCTTTAGAACGTCGTTGTCTAATGCTTCGTCTCTGTCCTGAGTCATTCTTCTAAAATACTCTTCGCGAGACTGTGCGAGTTCTTCAGATATCCTTGCCAACACAAGGCCTCCTACTCCGATTACTCCCTGATATTTACCAGAATCGACTGTTGGGTAAAGGTCATCAGGATACTCGTCACCTCGGACAAGTTCCCAACCTGATCTAAGTTTACCGGACATATTTTTAGTATCTTCGGTTCCCATTAGTTCAGTCCTTAACCACCTGTGACGATATCCGTCTGGTGCAGGGGGTGCATCTAAGGCAGATGGGGGAGACCAAACTTTCGGCTTTTCTTGTTTAGCTCTAGTTTGACTCACGCGTGGGGTCTTTGTTTTATCTTTTTCCATATGCTTATACCTCCTTCGCGGCTAATTGTTTCGCATACTCTTCGAGTGGCACACCTAATCTTTTAGAAATTGCTACCTGTGAAGGTGTGAGTTTCACAGTTTTTCTGCGTCCTTGTTTGGCCGGACGACGGGCACTTGCAACATTCTGAACTGGTTCAGATGTAGATGACTCATTATTACCAAATTTGTGCGGAAATTCAAGTCTTATTCGTTTATCAACCTCAGCATAGTATTCTTCTGAGTTTGAGTCGAAACCTTCTTCGTTTACCAACGTTTTATGTATATCAAACGCTGTGTAAGTCATAGCATTATCAGTACCAAACCAAGGGTTTTTAGCTGCCCAAGCATCTGCTTTAGGGTCAGTTTTTGGTTGTTGCATAGGCACTTCTTGTCTCGGCTGTGCTACAGGAGACTCATTGACTGGTGCTGCTTTGTTCATTTCTTCAATTCTAGCAAGTCTAGTAGCGTCCATTGTTAGTTGCGCAAGTTCTGTTTGCGCCGCAACTTGACCTTCTACATCACCATTGTTAATAGCAGATTGTAATTTAGCTTTGGTTGCTTCTAACGAACCAGTAACACGTTTTTTAAATTCGTCTGCATATGTTGTTTCAACATTTCTATAACGACTTTGCAATCTTTCTTGGTCAGCTTTTAAAGTTTGAGCGTAAGTAATAGCTTCTTCTTTTTGTCTTTCAGCTTCACGCATTTTACGTGTTAGCTTAGCTATTCTTTTTTGCACACCTTCAGAATATTCACCAAGTTCATCTTTTGGTGCTTCTTCAACAGGTTTTGTTTCTTTCGTTTCTTCTACAACTAATTCTTCTGCTGGCGTTTCTTCTACAGGCGCTGCTTCTAAATCAATCTCTGTTTCTTGTTCGTCAGCTTCGCCAACGTCTATATTTTTTTCTTCTTGCATAGTTAATCCTCCTATGATTACATTGCGTGAATTAATTCTTCGGGATCATCTATAGTCCCTAGGATCTCATCATCGTTTAACATTCTTATTTCACCACCTTCAATCTGCATTCGTGATCCTGCATATCTTGCAAAGACCACCCAATCTTTTTCTTTGCACCACGGACCTGTAGGATACTTGTCGTCATCCTTGTAACAAAGATCACCCATCTTCAATACGTATCCAACTTGCGTTGCTACACGTGCGCGATCTAATGTTTCCTGTGCTATAATAATTCCGCCATCAGTTGTTTCTTTAACTTGAAAAGGCATAACAAGTAGGCGCCACCCAGTAGGGTTCGGTAACTTGTCTAAGTTAGTTTTTTCTGGCTCGTTTTTTGCTTCTTGTACCGCAGCTTTTTCAGTAGCTGCTTGTTCTTCATATTTATCTTCTAATGCGTGTGACTTTGTCATCATCGTTTTCTGGCTCCTTAGGGTTTAGCAGGTTAGAGAGTTCCTGTTTAATTTGATCCAACGTGTGGATCTTTCCGCAAATATACTGATATTTCTCCATAGTGTCAACACCGCCACCCATTAATACTTGGCCGTTGTTGTCTATGCCTTCATCAAGTAGTCTTTGTAGTTTGTATATTACGGTTACCGGATCTGTAGCTTCTGACATATTTCTTTTTCTTATCTCCTAGTTTATCCCAAAACTCGTCAAGAGCATTTGGTTTTTGTTTACAACATTCCCCCGATAGTACCTTTTCTTCCGTGTGGCAAGCACACGTCTTATCTTCACCCATGTATCCCCCTAAGTTTTTATTTGCCTTTGAATTTACTAAGTGTAGTAACCCCAAAACTTCCACCCACTATAGTAAGTATAATGACCCAGAAATAATCGTTGACATCTTTTAAAATCTCCCACCCTGCAGCCATCCAAGGCTGAGTCCAAGGTGTGAAATGTGCCAAAATAATGAGGCTCCAGAAAACGACCAAATATTCGTCTTTCCATGAATTAGCGGTTTGCCTCACCTGTTCCATCTGAACCCCTATCTTTGCTACGTCCACCTTTGCGGCCGCCTCTATCTCCTTTGCTTTGATGATCTTATCTTTTTCTAGTTTGTGAGAAATTGCGCCGACAGTCTTTTCGGTTATAAGTTTTGCAACGGGATTATTTAATAATCCTCCTCCAAGACCTAAAAGTGGTTTGATAAGTAGCAGTGGGTTCATTAGTTGTTGATGATTACCGCGATGACAATTATAATGCCAACGGCAATTATAATTTTTGTTTTCTTAGTGGTTCCGTTCCACCATTCTTCGGCTTTCCATTTTAGATCGTCTAACATAGTTTCCTCCCTGATGTTAAATTAGCGAAAAGTTATCATTATTCATCATAACTTGCAAAGTATTTTCCTGATGACACTATTCTTTCGGCCATTGCCTCTGAAAAACCACGAGAAATTAAATCAGCAATTTGTTTTTCCGCCTCTGTAATTTCTGCGTTTTGATCGTCCATAACTATTCTAGGTGTTGTTGGTCCTCTAGTAGCGTTCTCAGTCTCCGCGTTATCAACCATACCTGCTAATGCTTGCCCTAGTTGTGTGTTGGTTAAACCACCCTGTATGTTTGATAAATCAGCAAGTTGTGCACTGTTTAAACTTGGAATGTTGCCGGTATAAGTTCCTAAATTTGGTCCCATAAGATCACTTGGTTCCATACTCCAATTGTTCATGTCTTGTAATTGATGTTGTGTATTAGTAAACGGATTCATCGCATCAAACATTGACATAGCCATTCCTAGTGTTCCAGATTCAAGAGGATTAAAACTATTGGCCAGGCCGCTCAAGCTAAGCCCTGAGAAAGCGTCTTGTATTTCCTTAAGAGACATACTGTTATAATCATTAAACGCGCTCATAACATCTCCAGTCAATTGATTTTCAGTTATCCCTAATTGAGATAAAGCTTTTTTCTTTTGCCAACCATGCATTTTGTCCCATTCTCGTTCAAATTCTTCCTGTGGTGTTGGTGCAAGATCTGAAAAAAAATCAAAAACATTATTCAAGAAACTTGTTGGTTTTTCCTCTTCCGTTGTGGTGGTTGTGGTGGTTGTGTTGTTATTATTGTTTAAACCTGCGTTAAAGGCGTTTGTTTCTGCTGCATCTTTTGCAGCTTTGTCAGCTAAATCTTTATTGCCTCCTCTATCAGGTCTACCATCACCATCTCGATCGGGAGCGTCAACTCCACCCATATCCGCACCACCGCCATATTGAAAACTGTTACGTTTTCTGAATAGATTACTTATTCCCATTCTTTAGTCCCATTCTTTGCTTGTCTATGCTGGAAATACCAGATTTAGCCAAAGATACAGCCGCTCTAAGCTTTTGATGCTTGTCATTCTCTTCAATCTTA